ATCAGCACCAACTCTACGGCACTTTACAAGTGCGCCAGAGGCATAGGCAGAAGGCCAAACTCTATAACGAGACTTTACTTTATGATAACAGGCATCTTTTGTTCCACTACCTTTACCTTTTTTATCTGATTCTTCTTTTACATCAGTAGCAACATAAGTTGGTTTTGCTGCATTAGATTTTTGTTGTTGTCCAGGATCTGCGGTTTTTTTTCTTCTTGCTGCTGATAGTCTTTCTGCTTTAGTCATACTTGCTCTCTTTGCAGAGGATACGCATTTTGGAGTTCCTTCTCCTGGCTCATCACTTGCACAAGTTCCTCCTGTCACCACATTTACCCATCCAGGTTTTCCATCTTTAGATTTGGACTTACCAAACCAGTCACGAAGACCTTCTTCATTCATTTCTTTTGTTTTCTCTTTCATAGAATTAATAAATTTTCTATAAATTGCTGCCTCCGATGTTTTTCCAGCTGCTTTTGCTCTCTGTTCCATGGCAATTGCTGCTTGCATTTTGTGAGCATGAGATCTTTTAGAATTTTTTATTTTGGAAATACTTTCTTTTGCAGTTTGAACATCTTTAAATCCAAGTCCATGAATAGTTCCTTTTGGGTTTTCATCAGTGTATAAATCAGAGTGTTTTTTAGATCTTGCTGGTTGTCCAGGTTTTCTTGGAATTCTTGGGTTATTCATTCAACTGATTTGGATTTAGTTTCTTCACCTCTTGCTCTTTTTTTTCTTCCTGCACAATGAGCACGTTGAGAAAATCCTTTTGGATTGGAGCAATCAATACTCTTTTTATATTTATTAGTCCACTCTTCTCTAAACTGTTTAAAAGTTTTCATTTTTAGATTGTTGTTTAAGTATTTTAGATAGTTGTGCTGTTGAACCAACAAAAAGTGCATTGGTTACATTTGTTGGTCCTTTTGATTTTCCTTCATCAATATCCTTCAGTTTCTTTTGAAGTTCCATTAGTTTATCAGTTGCATCTGCAACATTTTTAATTAATTGTCCAGCAACTTCATATGCTCTTGGCATTTCACTTTCTTGAGCAAGTTCAAGAATACCATTGATTGCCTCTTGACCTTTTTCAATTAGAGAATATAAGTTTCCTCTTGTGTACTCATAATCTTTTTTGATATCATCAACGGAGGATGATATTTTTTCAATTTTTTCTTCATTAATTTCAACTTGTTTAGATACTATCTCACTAGTGATTTCGAAAGTATTATCTAAACTTTCAAATTTTTTTTTTGCCATTTTTTCATTGTGTAGAACCACTAAATCCAAAATTGTCACCTTCTTCTATTAATAAGTTATCTGATTGAGTGATTGATTTTATTTTTTCTCCTCTCAAGTGTGTTGTAATTTGAGTACCATCTCTTCCTCTTTCTACTGTTAAGACATTACCATTTTTAGATTTTACATATACTTCTTCACCTTCAATTTCCAAATATGTATTTACAGTAATTCCACTTGCATTTTCAACATTTATTAATATATCAGTAATTGATACATCTTTTGAAACTGTTGTAAGAACATTACCAGTATAATTTTTTATAGCTCTTGGAGTTGCAGTATAAACAACCTCTCTTCTTGTATTTGTAATGTCTGTACCTGTAAGATAGCTGATTTTTGATGTTTTGATGATATCTTTTGTTGCACTTGAAACTGGTCCATATAGATATGTCTTTGCAGTAAATCTTAATGTATATAAAAGAACTCTTCTTGTGGAAAAGTCACCTTCATAGTCATCTTGCATTGTAATATTTTCTAGAACAATAGGTATATCTTTTTTTTCCTCAATAGAATCAACTAAAGAAACTGTTAGATTATATGATGGTTGAAAATAAGGTAAAATTTGCTCTACAATCTGCAAAACATCATCATTTAATTTTGACATCACAGACAATTCAAATTGCATATTATATGGTACTGGCATATACATTTTTTTTGTCTCAGTTCCAGTATTTGAATCCTTTGCAATAAATGTTTGAGTTGTAGTTAACTTTCGAGATGAGTCGTAGGTTAGACCAGTAAATTCAAAAGACATTCTAGGTAGGGTAATTGCTATTGACTTATCTAAATCAGGAGATTGTTGCAATCTTGCTAGAAATTTTTCAGTTGGTCCATATCCAAGAGGAACTTTTATAGTGCTTATTACATCATCTGAAGAATTTGTATGTTTAATTGAAATATTATTAAACAGAGTTCCAAAAGATATAATTGTTTTTCTTAAAATTTCGTTGTAAAAATATTCAAACATTTTTAGATACCTATTGTAATATTACTTAAACTCAATAAACATTATTTATGGAATACCGAATGGATTATTTTCACTAAAATCTATGAGCAAATCTGCCTCTGTTTCAATTGAAGAATTGTCAGCAAATCCGTCGTTGTTTGGATTTGTATCCACGGTTCTTAATTGATAAGATGCACTTGATGCTGCTCCAACAATATTTTCTCCAATTGTAAATTGGCCAGAAACATTAGAAACTTCTAAAATATTAGTTGAGGAATTCCAAGTTCTTACTATTGCAGTTGTTCCACTTAATGAACCGGTAACTGTTTCGTTAAATGTGAAACTTCCAGATGATGACATTGATGGATTACCAATTACTATAGATGGAGCAACACTATATCCTAAACCAGCATTAGTAATTCTAATTGCAGTTATAGTTCCTGCCGCACTCACTACTGCAGTTGCTGCTGCAGAAACAGTAGAAACACCAACATTAAATATTTGATTCGTAAATGTCACTGTTGGTGTTGTTGAATAACCAGAACCGCCATTTGTCACAGTCACAACACCAATGATATTATTACCTATTGTAGCCACTGCTGCTGCTCCTGATCCTCCTCCACCAATAAATCTAACTCCAGGAGCACTGGTGTATCCTGCACCAGGGTTTATAATTTGAACACTTTGTACTGACCGTGCATTTGAATTTACATTATCTGTGCATACAACTATTCCATCTATCATAGTTGCAGTAGCAATTCCAGTTACTCCCCCTGCAGGAGCAGATGAGATTCCAACAGTTGGCACTGATGTATATCCACCACCTCTATTTGAAACCGTAATAAATCTAATACCACCAAAAGTAACTATACCAACAACAGCAGTTGCTGTAGTACCAACTCCAACTAAAGTAAGAGTTTGAGTTTGACCAATGACAGTATTAATTCCATCGTCTGTATTTCCTGTTAATTCATTTCCAATTAAAATATTGTCTATTTCATCAACATCTGTATTAATAACTTCATCTTCATATCTAAATAATTCACATTTTAAAGAATATACATAATTTTTCTGAAGTTGATAAAAAGGTTTTTCGTGCTCTACAAATTTTATTTCAAACAATCTGTTTCCTAATGGAAAATATATTAAATCACCCTCTTTTGGTCTTGTTGAGAGTTTAATGTTTGGTTTATTTTTAATCAACGGTGAAATATAAGTTTCAAATCTTTCTTGAGATATAATTAAAACTATTTCTTGAGATGATTGAATTCCAAATTTTGTTAATAATGTGGTATTTTCTGCATATCCCTCATAGTTTTCTACGTATGCTTCTAATGGGTACGCATCAACAAATTCCGATTGAATTACCTCCTTTATAATAGTTTTCTCGGTCATATATTTTCTTGGTAAGTAATAAACTTCAATACCATACATTCTTAACTGTTCGTTAATTAAGTCTTGTATTAGATTTTGTTCGGTATTAGAACCTTGAAGAAAAAATGGATTTAGCATTATCCAATCATATCCATAGGAGGAAGTTCATAAGTATTTGTCATTTTTTCTATAATAGTATCTAATTCTTTTTGAGCATCATCGTATATTTGCCTTCCATTCAATTCTATTCCACCAGGAAGTTTTACTCCTTGAAATTTAATTAAATTTTGCCCCCATTGCCTCTTAATTAACGAAGTTAGATATGGTTTCAAAAATGAATCATTCCAAATTCGACTATAATCGTTTGGATCTAAAGTACTAAAACAATCAATAATTAAATAATTTCCAACACCAACAGATCCCCAATCAATATCTAGATATAATCTATCTTGTCTCTTGTTAAATCTGATTTGTTTTTGAGGATTTAAAAGAAAATCAAGATCTTCAAGATATGTCTTGACCATTGCATAACTCAATAATTCAGTTGTTCCCCAATAGTAAATATCATTTAAAAATAATTGATATTTAACACTAAACATATTATGAGTAATGGTATTTGAACCATCAAATTTAAAAATTTTATTTACTCCGATTATATTTGGTGGTACTTGTAAATAATTACTATTTTCAGTATATGTAAATGTTGTTGCAGTTCCTACAATATTTGTTGTTGCCGATGTGGTTGCAAGTCCAACTACAGAGTTATTTCCTGGAGCTCTTCCCCTATTAATATCATTCTGAGTTACCTGATACTTAAAATAAGCCCGATAAACTCCATCAAAATGACGTTCTTGAAATAATTGTATTGCATCATCAACTAAATCATCAATTTGCTCATCTGCAACATTAATTTCAAGCACTGGCGCACCTAACTTTCTTTTACAATAATCTATTAATTCTTGTCGATTAGTTGGTTGTGCCATTTATTCTCACTATTTTTTAAATATTTATAGTTATAAACTAATCTTTAAGATCTTTCAATTAAATTACGCAGTAATAATTTAATTTCATCTAAATCATTTTTTATATGAGAAACATCATCTTCAAGATTTTTTATTTTTTCATTTTCATTTGTTTTTGTGTTTCGTCTATTTAAATATTCTTGATACTCTATCATATTTGTATTAACAATTGAATTTGTTTTAGAGTCTCTTAAAAGGTGAGAATGACCTTCAACTTTTACATAATTCATATTATGCTAATGCAATTACTCTTAAATCCTTAAATCTTGGCACAAAAACTTGATTTGTAGATGTCATAATAATTTTGATTCGATAAGATCTAAATGCAGGTAATTGATCTGCAGTAAATATATATTCGGCAAATGAAACATCAGTCGGTAAAAATCCAGTATTTGATGTTAATGGAACAAATATGTCTGGATGTCCATTATTATTTTGAACATTGATTACTTGTCCTTTACTATTAAGATTTTCATATCCTGGAAATGGAA